GAAACTAGTGTTGATTCTAGAATAACTCAATGGCGAGATTTTAGAACACAACTAGAGGTTAGTAAAGATCCATTACAGGAAACGCAAGACTTATGGAACAATGCTCCAGTTATCAATCGTTACTTGGATCCTTGGGATTCTCAACAATGGCCAACGCCGTGGGAACTATTAAAAGAAAACCGGTTTTGTCCCGTTGGAATACCCCTTATGATGGGTTGGACACTGAAGTTAACTACTAAGTTTTCACAAGCACCTGTTTTGATAAAAATAAGTATAGACCATACAGAACAAAGATATTATAATCTATGTTACGTTGGCAATAAAGTTCTAAACTACACTAACAAAGTAGTTGATGAAAAAGAACTAACGGATAACTTGAGTGTTCAGTTTCAACAAGAACTTACACAAGCAAGTTAAATACAGAACAAATTATTATTTAAATGAAGGCAGGGAAACCATGACGCAAGAAATTTTAATCACCAAAAGAAATGGAGAAAAAGAGAAATTAAATCTCGATAAAATTCATTTTGTGGTGGAACAAGCGTGTGAAGATCTATCAGGCGTAAGTGCTTCACAAATCGAAATGAACGCCGATTTACAATTTGTCGACGGAATGACGACACAAGAAATTCAAGAAGTTTTAATTAAAAGTGCAAACGATCTAATTAGTTTAGAATCACCTAACTATCAATTCGCCGCGGCAAGATTGCTGTTATACGGATTGCAAAAACAAGTATACGGAAGATATGAACATGTTTCTTTAGTAAACATTATTGATAAAAATATCGAACGTGGTGTGTATGACCCTGCTATTAAGGACAAATATACACAAACTGAATTAAAGAAAATGAACACATGGATTAAACATGATCGTAACGAAGACTTTACCTATGCTGGTTTGCGTCAAGTAGTAGATAAGTATTTGTGTCAGGATCGTTCAAGCGGACAAATTTATGAAACTCCGCAATTTATGTATATGATGATTGCGGCAACATTGTTTGCTGACTATCCTAAGGAGACACGTTTAAACTACGTGAAAAAATATTATGATGCGACCTCACTTTTTAAGATCAACATACCAACCCCTGTCATGGCCGGAGTGCGTACTCCTATTCGTCAGTTTGCCTCTTGTGTTCTTGTTGATGTTGACGATACTCTTCCTAGCATTTTTAGCAGTAATAGTGCGATCGGTTACTACATTGCTCAAAGGGCAGGAATTGGAATCAATGCGGGACGAGTACGAGCGATCAATTCAAGAATCAGAGGCGGAGAAGTAGCACACACTGGTGTTGTTCCGTTCTTAAAAGTTTATGAAGCAACGGTAAGAAGTTGCACACAAAATGGTGTGCGTGGTGGAAGTGCTACAACACACTTTCCTATTTGGCACTATGAAATTGAAGACATCCTAGTTCTTAAAAACAACAAAGGTACAGATGACAATCGTGTACGCAAACTAGACTATTCAATTCAACTTAATAAAGTATTCTATGAGAGGCTGTTATCTAATGGAACAATAACTCTTTTCTCACCTCATGAAGTGCCAGAAGTATATGATGCATTTTATAGTGGAGACAATGCTCGGTTTCAAAAAGCATATGAAGCGGCAGAAAGAAAAACATCAATTCGCAAAAAAACAATAAAAGCAATGGATCTTTTTTCTGCATTACTAAAAGAAAGAGCAGAAACAGGACGTATCTATATTATGAATGTTGATCATTGCAATAGTCATAGTTCATTTAAAGATCCAGTTTATATGAGTAACCTATGCCAAGAAATTACATTACCAACCAAACCAATTCAACACATTGATGATGAGAATGGCGAGATTGCGTTATGTATACTTTCAGCAATTAATGTAGGCTTAATTAATCACCTAGAAGAATTAGAACCTCTGTGTGATTTGGCCGTTAGAGCACTTGAGGAAATTATTGAATATCAAGGTTATCCAGTCAAGGCGGCAGAACTATCTACCAAGGCTCGACGTTCATTAGGTGTTGGCTATATCGGATTAGCACACTACCTAGCCAAAAACAAGGTAAAGTATTCCGACAAAGAAGCATGGAAACTAGTTCACGATCTTTCTGAAAGTTTCCAATATTATTTGTTAAAGTCAAGTAATCAATTAGCAAAAGAAAAAGGCAAATGTGAAGGCTTTGAAAAAACAAAGTATGCTGATGGTATACTTCCTATCGATACATATAAAAAAGAAGTAGATGAAGTAGTTCCTAATAAACTAAATCAAAATTGGGAAAAGTTAAGAAAAGATATTGCTAAACACGGATTGAGGCACAGCACATTATCAGCACAAATGCCAAGTGAAAGTTCATCTGTTGTGTCAAATGCAACAAACGGAATTGAGCCACCACGTGGTTATCTAAGTGTTAAGAAGTCTAAAAAAGGACCTCTTAAGCAGATTGTTCCAGGCTATAACCAATTAAAGAATTTTTATACATTACTTTGGGACATGCAAGGTAACGAAGGTTATATTAATGTAGTTGCCGCAATGCAGAAATTCTTTGATCAGGCAATCAGTGGTAACTGGTCATATAATCCATTACAATATGAAAATAATGAAGTTCCAATGAGTGTTATGATGAAAGATTTATTAACTACATATAAAATGGGTTGGAAAACAAGTTACTATCAAAATACCTATGACTTTAAAGGTGAAGAAGATAACGTTCAACCTGCAGGTTTGGAAGAAACACAAGTTGACATCAAAGAAAAAGATGCTATACTTGAAACTAATGGTGTCAATGGAGTAAATGGCACTAATGGTATAAAAGATCACACTAATGGTGTAAACGGTGTCGAACAAGGAGTAGAAGATGACGACACTTGCGAAGCGTGTGCAATATAAGGATTTATGACAAAGGGAACTAAGAAGAAAGTTACAGGTAAAGAGAAAATGGAAAAGAAGAAAACGGTGTTCAACCGTAAGAAGGTTGACTTCACAAAACAGCACATGTTTTTTGGAGAGGATCAAAACACCCAAAGGTATGATACATTTAGATACCCTGAATACGACAAACTCAACCAAACTATGTTGGGTTACTTCTGGCGACCAGAAGAAGTTAGTTTACAAAAAGATAGAGGTGATTATCAAGAATTTCGTCCAGAACAAAAACACATCTTTACAAGTAACCTAAAATATCAAACACTATTAGATAGTGTGCAAGGACGAGGACCATGTTTGGCATTTTTACCTTATTGTTCTTTACCAGAACTAGAAGGTTGCATTATTACTTGGGATTTCTTTGAAACTATCCACTCGCGTTCATACACACATATTATGAAAAATGTATATCCGAATCCAACAGAAGTATTTGATACAATATTGGATGACGATAAAATTATCGAACGTGCTATTAGTGTTACAAAAAATTACGACGAGTTTTATGATATTGCTAACAATTACTTTAACAAAGGTAAAGGTAATATCTACGATGTGAAAAAATCGTTATACAGAGCAATGATGACCGTGAACATTCTTGAAGGTTTACGTTTTTATGTATCATTTGCTTGTACGTTTGCGTTTGGTGAACTTAAACTTATGGAAGGTTCAGCAAAAATTATTTCACTAATTGCTAGAGACGAAGCAACACACCTAAATTTATCAACACATATCATCAAGCACTGGATGAAGGGTGATGATGATCCTGACATGAAAAAAATTGCTGTTGAACTAGAAAACGAAATTTATGACATGTGGCGTAATTGTGTTGATGAAGAAAAACGTTGGGCGGATTACCTCTTTAAGGACGGTTCTATGATCGGACTTAATGCTAACCTACTTCATGCTTATGTAGAGTTTATTGCAAATAAAAGACTCAAAGCCTTAGGCTTAAAAACAATTTATGATCGCCCACTAAACACTAACCCACTACCATGGACACAACATTGGTTATCAAGTGCAGGACTACAGGTTGCTCCACAAGAAACCGAAGTTGAAAGTTATATCGTTGGTGGTGTAAAACAAGACATCGAAGAAGATACATTTAAAGGATTTAAACTATGATCGAAATATATGGTAAACCAATGTGTCCATTCTGCGACAAAGCAAAAGCACTTTGTGAGCAAAAAGGACTAGACTACACTTACAAATCACTAGGCACAGACTATCAAGTTAACGACCTACTCGAAATGTTTCCTGGTGCAAAAACCGTACCACAAATTGTTATTAGCGGAAATAAGATCGGTGGATACGATAAACTTGAAAAATACATTGAAGAAACTAATTATACCGGAACAGGACACTCACTATAATGCTAATTAATACACCACACAAAGTAGGCGACATTGTAACAATTAAACTTTTCTCAGGCGAAGAATTAGTTGGAAAATTACATGAAGAAACAGACACTCTTTTAAAAATTAAAACACCTTTAACATTAGTAATGTCACAGCAAGGATTAGGACTACAACAATATTTGTTTACGGTTGATCCTGATGCTCCACTACCACTTGAACGTAGAGCGGTTGTAACAATTACAAAAACACACGACCAGTTCGCAAAAGTGTATCAAGAAAGAACTTCCGGTCTAGTGACTGCTCCAGCAGGAATGGAACAAAAGATCAAGACAGCAAACTAGGAACACTTCTGTGAAAGTTGTAAAAGGTTGGCACTTTCCAGATAATGACGGTCTTTTATCAAAACAAGTTAAAGGACATTACCCCGATACTAGATATCAACAAGAAGCATTAGAGAAAGCCTACGAACAAATTAGGCAAGTTTCTAGTTTTGATATGGCTATTGATGTAGGAGCCAATGTAGGATTACATTCGATAAGATTCTCAACAAAGTTTAAAAATGTTATATCATTTGAGCCATCTAGTTCTAACTTCGAATGCCTTAAAGTAAATGTACAAGGATACGATAATATCAAAACGTTTAAGTCAGCACTAGGTAAAGAAGAAGGAGAATTAGAACTTAGATTACCTAGCAGTAGTAATAATTACGGTGCATTTAGTTTTAAAGACTTTGCAAAATCAAAAGAGGATTTACTAAAAGAACTTGTTCCTGTTGTTAAATTAGATGAATTTATGTTAGCACCGTCATTTATTAAAATAGACACACAAGGATTTGAAGTTGAAGTTGTAACAGGTGGAATAGAAACAATTAAAAAGCATCGTCCCGTAATTTTAGCAGAAGCAGATCGCAAACAAATACAGCAACTACATAATTTACTTGCTCCTATTGGATACAAACTAACATGGTTTGGTAGCAAAGATAAGGTATTCTCCCCAGTTCATTTAAGATAAATATCACTATGCATGAATTTGTGATAAAAGATAACGGAAAGATTTATACCTTTGACAAATTTGAAGATATTCCTCTTGAATTTGATCATGTAATTAAATTTGTTCCTAAGGTTCCAGAACCTCCGCACACAGAAATTCAGCATGATGAAATTCATTCTTGGAATGATAAATTGAAAGAACTCATGAGGAGAGAACGTAATGCCAGCAATAACTCGTAAAGGTGATGCAGACGTAACTCATTGTTCTACTCCTGTTAGAGAAGCACATAGTCCTAATGTTTATGCTAATGGTATTCCTATTTCAAGACAGGGTGATGTAAACAATAGTCATCTATTACCCGGTGCACCGTGTCCAAGTCATCAAGCACCTATTGCTGTAGGTTCCACTACCGTTTTTATCAATGGTAAAGGTTGTGGAAGAATTGGTGATGGTATTTCAGGATGTACTTCCGTTGCAGAAGGATCTTCTAATTGCTTTGCTGGTGGTTAAAAGATAAGCAATAAACTAAACAATAACCATACAGCCAGAAAAATTGCTATGCTTGCCAATGGTCCTTGAGGCTTTGGATTAAGAACCGGCTTTGAACCAAATTCATATGGATTCACTAGGCTCTATTCCAATTAATTGGTGTACCTGTTTCATCCAATACTAGATCACCTGTATCTTTGTATTGAGCAACCATAATACCTTTTCCTCTACCTTTGCTGATCCATTTGCAAGGTTTGATTTCTCTTTCGTTATGATATCTTATGGCATGATGTGTTATTATTCCACGAGCCTTTACTCCAG